TCATCAATAATCAATAAGTCTGCACCACGACCCGTCATCGCTGCTCCAACACCCGCGGCAAAATATTCTCCACCAGCACTCGTCTCCCACCGACCCGCGGCTTGACTGTCCTGCTTCAAATCAGTTTCTGGAAAAACTTCCGTGTATATTGGATCGGCAATCAAGTCCCTAACCTTACGACCAAACCTCACGGCAAGTTCAGTATTCATCGTGGCTTGAATGATCTTTAACTTCGGATTACGGCCCAAGAACCACGAGGGCATGAGATAAGAAGCCATTTCTGACTTGGAATGTCGAGGTGGCATGTTTACGATAAGTCTTTTGAGTTTACCAGTAGCAATGCGTTCCAATTTTTCTGCAATGATTTTATGGTGTCGCCCAACGATAAAACCCTCGTATACATGTTGTGCATAAGCTAAGAAATTTTTTTGAGCTATATCACGGGTGTCCAGTTTCTTTTTCTGTTGCTCAAGCAGAAAAACTTCTTGTAACACCTCTTTAGGTAAGACATCTAGGTTCATGTCCCAACGATAATATATCTGAATGAATTTATCAACCCTGCATAATACATGCGTATAGTAACACCGCCGTGTGTGTTTTAGGGGGGAGGGGGGTAAAAATACTGTCGAGTCACAGTCGTTCCTCGACAGTAACCCCAATTTGGGAGTTGCAGCAAGCCTGGAAGCCACCAGGTGTGCCGTGTATAAAGGCACAAGGACTCGCAGTCGCTCCTCCTTGTGCCTTTGGTAGCTTGTCTGTGAGTCGCACTTGGCGACTCACAATTTAGTTGTACCAACTGTCGTTGGATTCATGATGATTATGGAACATCTGTCCATCGTCAAGGTGTCCCTCACGATGATCGTGTTGCTCCATGTTTCTATCATGTTGCTCCATCTCTTCGATATGAAGTTGATCTTGTTTAGCACTAACTTCTGCATCACAAGAACCACAGATGAGCCTAGAGTTTGGAAAACAAGTGTCATCACACTCACACTCCACATCTCGCTCTACTTTCCATTCGTGAGAATAGTCGAACATGATAGGAAGTTCACCATTATTTAATTTGATAAACTTGCTCAAAACTTCCTCTTTGCTATTGTGTTATTGTTGTAGTTAATGTATAAGATTCTATGGGATATGTCAAGAGATAAAATAAAAAAAGAACTTAACTTGTTAACTAATTATTACCGAAGCCTCTTGACAACCTTCGATCCGTGTGCGTTGCCGTGTGTAAAGTTGCAGAGAATCGCAAAGTTATTATAGTCTTTCGATCTTGCGATTCTCTGCATTAAAACTTTTTTTGAAATGCACTAACTTTCTGCTTGACTTATGGGATTAGTTGGGATATATTTTATACAACTTAAACAAGGAGAAAAGAAATGAATGTAGAAGAAATAACAATGATTATGGATTCAACTAATATCTTAAAGGATATGTGTTCTAATAATCATCAACATACAATAACTTTAAACCAAGAGTTACAAAAACTTGTGCAAGTTATTATGACTCTTGAACAAAGAATTACTATATTAGAAAAAAAGGAAAGGAAAAGAAATGAAACTGATTCATAAGGTAAATAGAAAAGGCAAACGAGCCACGCATAAAAAAAGAAAGGTTGGCAAATGGTCAACCTCAATGGTAAAGACTACGAGCTTCGCTCATAGAAGATAGCTTCTCCTAGCTAAAGTAAGCCAACACCCTTCGGGTGTTGGCTTTTTTTGTATCCCGACTTCTCTCAAATTTCTCCCCGCAGTCCACGCAGCTGCAGCTGCGTCCCGGCCTCCTTCTTCAAAAGTTGCAGAGGTTCGCAAACTCCCTCTGCAACCCACCCCTTCCAGGCACGCACACGGCTGCAGCCGGGAAGCCTCCTTCCTTTAAAGTCGCAAAGACTCGCAAACTCGCCTTTGCGATAAATCAACTTTTATGACTCGCAATATCCCACCCAACCACCCGTTCATTGTATCAGAAAAAATGGGATTGTCAAGAGATTTATTTTATTTTATTTGCTTTTATGGGGTTGACTTATGGGACTAGATGGGATATATTTACCAGGAACTATATCGAAAGGAAAAACAATGAAACAATATCCAATTTGGAATATCATCACGGCTTGTATTTACAAGTCGGCTAAATCTTACGGAGTCAGAAACACGGGAGAAGTTGAGGTCAGAGTTGGGACATCTTCGAGCAACTCTCATAAATTTATAAAACACACCACGACACACAGACTACACGACAACGGGGACAGAGAATATCGCTTTTATATTGATGGCGAATGTGTCAGACGAGCCTTACTCAAAAAAGGTGCAAAAGAACTGAACCATATTCACCCCCACCAAGAAATTAAAATAGCATCTTAACCACAAGAAGCTCCACCCGAAGGGTGGAGCTTCTTTTCTTTTGCCTCCATTCACGATTCCTTCATGTTAGGTTGCAAAGGTGCAAAGATTCGCAAACTCATCTTTGCAAAATAGATGCCAATTTTCGATTCGCACACCCCAAACAATCTCCCAAACTCCCGAAGGTCAGAAGTGCGTGGGACTCGGGGGACACCGAGAAGGTCGCAAGGTTCTTGGACGCAAGGAACTCGCAAAGTTTACCACCCTCAAACAAATATAGAACCGACCTAGAAGGTGCTTGAGCCAAGAAAAAAGAAACATAATTATTAGCTTGTATTCTCAAATGCGTTGCAATTTGTGATGGTTCAACCTTAAAAGTGTTTCCTTTTGATGGTGCTTTTAATTCAATAAACAAAGGCAGTTTTTCATTAATAATTATTACATCTGTGAAACCCGAATTAAATTTATTCTCAATTTTTTGAATAAATGCTCCTTTAGGTAATTGATTTTTTATTGATAAAAAAAAGTTTTTTTCTGTCATTTAGTGCTTGACCTTTATGGGATAATGTGGGATAACAATTACATACTTTATTATAGCGAAGGGGAATAATATGGAAAGTATAATTACACCACAAGACCAACAATGGTTTTTAAGTGGATTGTATGTTTTAGAAACAATCCTAGAAGAACAAGAAGAAACGCAACAATATGTTCAATTTAATTATAGAAAGGAAAGTTATGAAAGCTATTCTAATTAATCCAAAAGAAGAAGTAATCCGTTTCATTAGTTATGATGGAGATTACAAGAGCATTTATCAAATTTTAGATTGCAGAGCATTTGAATGTGTATATCCATTCAAAAATGAAGATACTATTTACATTGATGAAGAAGGTTTACTAAAAGATAGTAACTATTCTTTTACTATTAGATGTGATGATGGAACAACAATATCTTTAATGGGTAAAGGATTAATATTAGGCACAGATGCAGAAGGCGAAAGCATTGAATGTCAATCTAAACTAGATGATATAAAAAGCAGAATTACTTTTAAAGGTAAAGTTGCAATATCAGAAGGCGACAGAGGATTTACTGTTGTACCATATGAAGAATATTTAAAGGCTCTTACCAATCAAAAGTTATTAGAAATATTAAATATAAAGGGTAACGCATAATGAAAAAGATGCACAAAGCTAAACAAAGATCAAACCAACACAAAAGAAAACATAATCCAAAATCAAACCACCATAACGGATTAATAGTTGGGAAGAAAAGTGGTGGTCAAATTAGAAGTATTTTTAAAAAATAGAAAGGAAAAATAATGGGATTAGATATGAATTTAGTCGGAACGCACTACTGTTCAGAGCATCATAAAGATAAAGGTTTGGAAAGACCTAAATTAGACGATCCTTTGTTTTCATATAATGTTTCAGAATATAAAGTTGACTTGGGATATTGGAGAAAACACGCAGATTTACATGGTTATATTGTAAATACTTTTGCAGAAGGTTCAGATAATTGTCAGAAGATTGAACTTGATGAAAATGATCTTGATAAAATTATCATGGCAATTCGTGAAGATAAATTAGTAAAAGACCATTCGGGTTTTTTCTTTGGTAACTCCACAGAGTTTGGATATTACAACGAAGAAGAAAAAAGCTATGCAATAAGTTGTTTTGAAAAAGCAAAAGAATTTATTCAAGAAGGTCAAAGGCAATACGAAAAGTATAAATTATATATTCAACCAAGAGCAATTTATTATAGAGCCTCGTGGTAATTATCAAAGTAGGACACGGATTTATTCGTGTCTTATCTTGAAAATTGCAACAACCAACGGAAGGAAAAGATATGCAGATTTCAAAACTAGAGGTAAAAAATATCTCATACTATGCAAGAGGTTCAGAAGAAACACCTTGCTATAATGCTACAGTATACATCAATGGTAAAAAAGCTATTGAGGTTTCAAATGATGGACATGGTGGTTGTGATAGACAAGACACCTATCCTAACATTGAAGAAAGAGGATTAGTGCAACAAGCAGATAAATGGTGCGTTGCAAAGTTTGGTCAAGAAACATGGGAACATGGTGGCAAAACTTATTCTACTGATCTTGATCTTGAGCATTATTGCCACCAACAGTTATATGATTGGCTTGACAGTAAAACTTTGAAAAAGGAAATGAAAAAGCAATATCTTTGTGTTGATAAAAAAGACGACAAAGAATTTTTAGTTGCTTGGAAAAGACCTATTTCAAAAGTAATTGATGACAATGGCTTTCAAGGTTGGCTTAAAATGAATCAACCACACATGGTAGGAAAGTGTCTTAACTTTCTACCCTTTGACCAAGCATTAAAACTATATAAGGAGTACACCTAATGGCGAACAATAATGAATTAAACATATCTGAATGGGGAGTGTTTATTGAAAATGAAATAGGGGAAACTTTTGAAATAGCATTACCCGAAGGTTTGCAATCAAAGGTTTCTAACTTTTTACATAAAGAAGCAGAAAATAAAGATGTAGTCGGTTCAGACACAAATCATAAAATAGAATGGTAAGGGAGAATTACAAATGGGTAGATATTATGATGGCGATATTGACGGCAAATTTTGGTTTGCCGTCCAATCAAGTGATGATGCCGATTTCTTTGGAGTACAAGGAGAAGCAAGGTTTTTAAGTTATTACTTTGGCGAAGATGATAAAAAGAATGTTCACAAAGGTATGCTTGAATGTGATAGACATTTGGGTAAATATAGAGAACTTTTAGATAAGTTTTTTGAAACTCGTGAAGGCTATAATAATAAAACACTTGCCGAGTATTTGGACGAGAATGTTAATCCTACAAAACATACTGAAGAAAAAGCTAAATATTATTTAGAGTGGTATGCAAGATTAATTCTTGGAAGAAAGATTTATGATTGTATAATTAAACAAGGCGATTGTAGTTTTGAGGCAGAGTTATAATGCTTAAACATTTAGATTTATGTAGTGGTATCGGTGGGTTTGCTTTTGGTTTCCAACAAGCAAATCTATCCGAGCCAATGGCATTTTGTGATACGGACAAAT